GACGTTTTGTCCGCGAGTTAAAAGCGTGGTGGGATGCCACAAAGAAAGGATGACCGATCCCTCTACTACCCTCCTCTCCAATAGAACAGGTCAAGGATTAAGACAATGATGGCTAGTACCATCACGACGCGTTCAAGTTTTTGCCATAAAGTGTGCATGGATCTTTCTCCTTCATTAGTTTGCCTACCCTGTTGCGTATTGATTCCTCCGCTATCGACAGCGAGCGCGGCGGCATGAACTTGCCGTTTTTGTTCACGTCTGTGAAAGACTTCTGCGCCATCTCATTGGCTATCGTGTTGTCCATCACTAGGTTCTCGTACTCACGCCATGCGGCACACACGATGCACCCTTCCTCGTACTCAGAACACTTAGGGCCCCAGTGTCCTGTCAATGCTTCTTCTATTAAGTTCATTCTGTTACCCCCATTCGTAGTGCGATCTCAATTAGTTCAGGGTCGTACTCATACCCTTGCTCGTATGACATCCAGCTTGGGTCAAACCAACTGATAAGCTCGTTCAACTCCTCGTTAAGCTCGAGCGCTATGCGTTTGTTCTCCGTTGTTAGCGCCTCGTCGTGGCTTATCGCTAGTGTCAGCGACTGCGCTCGTTTCAATAGTTCTTCTAGCTTAGTCATCTCATTCCTCCATTAAAAATATGCCCTTGTCTACACAAGTGGCGAACAAGGCGTCATCAGGGTAGTTGGCAAACCCCTTGAACCCATGCAGTTGGATGTGCCTGAACACCTCCCTCTGTTCCGCAGGTTCCCTATCAAAGAACCAATCTGTCTCGTAGTCAACGCAAGCGTTCACCATCTGTGTCTTAGTTATTGCAGTCATTTACTTCTCCTTTGGTTATTCAATCTCTTCTACTCTGTCTTTGACGTAGTCCATACTGGCGTGCCATGCCGCCTCCCATACCTGATACATACGTCCAGTACAAGGGAAGTCCTTGACGTCGTAGTTAGGAAAGGTTGACTCGCACCACTCGCGGTAGGCGTTCTGCATATAGGTCTTTGGTTTCATTTGCTTTCTCCTTTTAAAAATGCCAATGATCTTGGCGGTACAAACTTGCTGTCTTTGTTCACCTGCGTGAACTCATCGCGGTATTTGATGAGCATCGGGGTGCGGGATTGTTTGTATATAGGTGGTAGTGCCGCCCACATATCTCTTATCTTGGTGAACACCTCGGGCTCTATGTAGTCGTCCCACTCTGCGCTAGCAGGTCGGCGTGGGTGTAAGGCATGGCTGTACTCGGCGTATTCCTTTGCCCTTTTGAGCATCCCCATGTACTCGTGATAGAACGTGGCCTTGTCGACGTAGCCATTGCGCTTTGCATACATCCACGCATTACGGGCGCTGACGATCTCCCACTTGATGGGCGCTAATACATCGGCTAACTCGGCCTTCCACACCTTGAGCCACCGCTTACGGGCGGCTATGGCCTGCGCGTTGCGCTCATCTTGCGCTTGCTTTTCCCTGAGGTGTTTGGCTACAAGCACGTTCATGTCCCCCGTCTGAACCTTGTTGTGTATCTCCTTGGCGCTGAGCTTTGTCGTTGGTTTGCGCTTGGGACGGCAGGCTTTGCAGTTCTTGGACTCGAGCGTCATGCGTACGTTGCCTGCTCTGCCCCATGCTTTTGACTGTGCATACGTGGCGAGGTACGTGAAGTCGTTGAGGGGGCGCGACTCCCCACATTTAGCGCACGTTTTGATTTGCATACTTTCTCCTTACAGATTGGGGCTAACTGGCCCACTTGGTTTTGTAACTGGCCCACCATTCAACACAGGTGGCCCACTTGTGGATGACGAGGTCAAACGTAGTATACACGCGGGTTTGCGCTCGATGTGACCAAAATACCCACCATTTTTCAAGAACACTAAGGCTAACTTGAAAACATGAACAACAAGACACACCCACTAACATACAGATATATATATCTAAATGGAAATTGTATTTATATATATAGGTATTGTGGACGTGGACATTGCGAACGCTAGTATCCATGCGGGTTACGCGATGCCCGTGTGTGTGTCCAGTCGTGTCAAGTGGTGGGTATGTGCGAAAATACAACACTTTTACCTCACTTCTCCACAATACGTTGTGGAGAGATAGTTGCGGACAGATTGTCCGCGAGTTAGAGGAGGCGCAGTTGTTTGGACTCGCGCTTGATGGATTCCCAGTCTTGCATGGATTCCTGCGCTTGTTGCTCGCGTAGCTTTGCCTTGTGTTGCATGACAGCACGCGGGTCTTTCTCCCACTTGTCGCGCATGGCAACGAACTCTGCGCGTAGTTCGCGCATTTGAGACAGGGCGTAGTGCTTGTTCTTAGATGACTTGCTCATGATGATCTCCTTAGATTGAAAAGTTGTGGGCTTTGAGGAACGCGATGTCCTCGGGCAAGGCAAGACACACGGCCATCATGTGCTTGTTGAGGTACGCCTGAAGTTTGGCGCGGTTGGTTGGTGAGGGTAACTTGCGGTATGCGTTGAGAAGTTTTTGCATGATGAATACTCCGATTGACATGAAAAGAAACAACGCAAGGGGCTCGCTCTCTTGCGTCTACGAAAAACTCACGGACAAGTTGTCCGCATCAGGCTTTCAGTTGCAGGGTTGTGAAACGGCGCTTCTCACCAGCGCTCAGGGCTTGCCACTTCTTGAACAATGCCGCGACTGGATCAACCTTGTTGGCAGTAGCTTTGGGAGTCTTAGGCTTGGGCGCATCAGCCTTGGGGTAACACACTTCCAACACGCGGTTCATAGCACGCTCAGCGTTAGTGTCGCGCTTCACGAACGTCATACCGCGTTGTCCCTGCTTGATAGGTTCGTTGTCGTGCTTCTTAGAAGCCCACTCCATCGCAAAGGGCTTGGCCTCTGCACGAGAAGCGATGCCCAACTCCATTAGCCTCACAGCGAAACTGGCGGACGAGTTGTCCGCATCATTGAACACAGCGAACACAGCTACACGATTGAATGACTTAGTCATGATAAAGATCTCCAAAAGAAAAAGCCTCGCAGACGGGCGAGGCAAACCGAATCGGCTAGGCAATCCCCAACCGATGCATCTAGTATACCACAAGGGGTTGCCAAATACCCTTGACACCCTGTATTCCTGTATGGCTTGACCCCACCCTACCCCCACCAAGCCCTATTGAGCCGTGCCGTGCCCTTGTGGTGTGAACACTGTTTCGTAACCGCAAATCAATTTTTAAAAAACCCGACTAACCTATACTGTACAAAAACACAGCACCCCTAAAAAATTTTATAAAAATTGGAAAAACCTCGAGGCAAAAAAAAGCCCCACCAGCGTCAACTAGTGGGGCAAAGATGGCAACAATCCATCAAGGAGAAGCAAACGAACTTGTGAGTTTGGCCAAAGGCCAAAGAGCACTTGCGTCGATGCCGAAAAGAAGTGTACACTCTCGCCAACGAGGAAGCAACTGAAAAGGATTCCTACGCATGTTAGATCACTTGGTGCATTTTGAACCTGAGGTCACCTCTCGGGATGGTTTGATGAAACTGGACGACGCGACGCCCAGTGATACTCTGTCGGCGCAAGTTGCTACAGAGCAGTGGTTAGCTGAGATGGGCGTGGACGACGACGAAGTAGTCGCTAACCAACAACAGACACAGGCTGCGCGAAAAGCGTTCAACGCTGTGACAACCGATGCCACCACCACGGAACAAAAAGCTAGCCTAGCAGAACTAAAAACCCCAGCGGCTGTAAGACATCTAACAGGTATGTTGGCTGCGTACGACTGGCAGTTTATAGACATGGCGCAGGAAATCAGGGGCTACACGGTAGCTAAACTGGTTGAAGAGACGAAGTCCCCCAACGCCAACATCCGCCTGAAAGCTTTGATTGCGCTAGGCAAGGTTACAGAAGTGGGGCTCTTTACTGAGCAAATTGAGGTCAAGAAAGTTGAGATGACGGATGCACAAGTTGAGCAGCGCATCAAAGATAAGTTGGCCAAGTTCATGGGAGTGATAGACGTGGTGGACGTTTCCGAGCGCCCAGACGATAGTCCAGAAGAGAAGAATGATGGGCCAGATGGACTTTGAGCAGTTCACATCCATCAGCAAGGTGGAGATTGAAGCGATCAAAAAAGCGCTTCCCTACATGTCGTTGAGCGACAAGATTGAGCTTCTTGACGATATAGAGATCCGCGAACGTCGCGCCAGTCTTACGGCGGCTAAGACAAACATGTTGGGCTTTGCTACAGCTGTGTACCCCGGGTTTAAAGTTGGCCCCCACCACAGGAAGCTGGCTAAGATCTTTACGGACGTAGTCGAGGGCAAGAAAAAGCGCGTGATTATCAATATCGCGCCGCGTATGGGTAAGTCTGAGTTCTCCTCTTACTTGTTCCCCGCATACTTCCTTGGCAAGTACCCCAACAAGAAGATCATCATGGGCACGCACACTGCGGGTCTGTCGGAGGACTTTGGTCGGCGCGTACGTAACTTGATTGACTCTGATGAATACCGTGATGTCTTTCCTCAAACGCTGGTTGCTGATGACCAAAAGGCTGCTGGTAAATGGTCTACAAGCGCTGGCGGTCAGTATTATGCTGCTGGTGTCGGGGGCGCTCTTGCTGGTCGTGGTGCTGATCTGTTCGTTATTGACGATCCTCATTCCGAGCAGGACGTTAAGATCAATTCGAGACTGGCTTTTGATACCGCATGGTCGTGGTTCCAGACCGGGCCGCTCCAACGTCTGATGCCGGGCGGTGCGATCATTATTGTGATGACGCGTTGGTCGCTGTTAGACCTGACTGGGCGCTTAATTGACTACCAAGCGAAGAATCCGGACTCGATTCCATGGGAGATTGTGGAGCTTCCGGCCATTTTGAACGAGGATGAGGACAACGAGAAGTCGCTTTGGCCCGAGCAGTGGCCTCTTGAAAGCTTAAAAGCTACAAAAGCGTCGATTGACCCACGATATTGGAACGCGCAGTACATGCAGCAGCCCACATCGGAGAACTCTGCCATCGTTTCGCGCAAAATGTGGCGTATTTGGGAGCCGGATGACCCGCCAAAGTGCGAATACATCATCCAGTCTTGGGATACGGCGTTTGAAACCAAGAATACATCCGACTATTCCGCGTGTACAACGTGGGGTATCTTCTACAACGAGGAAGAAAATGACTCCCCCCAGCTTATCCTTCTGGATGCGTTTAAAGATCGCATGGCTTTCCCTGAACTTAAGGTGGTGGCGCTTAAACAATACAAAGAGTGGGAGCCCGACGCGTTCATTGTGGAGAAAAAGGCATCTGGGGGGCCGTTGATTCAGGAACTCCGGGCATTGGGAATCCCAGTTCAAGAGTTCAGCCCCAGTCGCGGTAACGACAAGATGGTGCGCGTGAATGCGGTTGCGGATTTGTTCAGTTCAGGTAAAGTCTGGGCACCCGACACACGCTGGGCAAGAGAAGTGATTGAAGAGTTGGCCGCGTTCCCAGTTGGGGAGCACGACGACTTCGTGGATACGACAACACAGGCGCTGCTACGCTTTAGGCAAGGCGGCTTTATCAGTTTAGACACGGACGAGAAAGACGACCTTGCGCTCTTTCACCGTAAAAAATACGAATACTACTAGGACTACACATGGCAACGAACATTGACAAAGCGCTGTACCAACAACCAATGGGCATTGACGCGCTGGGCGAACAAGAATCACCACTAGAGATTGAGATTGTTGATCCCGAAGAAGTCACCATTGGCATGGACGGAGTGGAGATCACCATCACGCCCGGAGAAGACGACGGTGAAGAGGGATTCAGTGATAACTTGGCCGAGTACATAAAAGACGGTGCCTTGCAGTCGCTGGCTGGGGACTTGGTGTCTGACATTGACAACGACAAGAATGGCCGCAAGGATTGGGAGAAGACGTACGTTGATGGGTTGAAACTACTTGGCCTCCAGATAGAAGAAAGAACAGAACCTTGGAACGGCGCATGCGGTGTGTTCCATCCCATGATTACAGAAGCCGTTGTGCGCTTCCAAGCAGAGACAATCACTGAGACGTTCCCCGCCCAAGGGCCTGTGCGTAGCAAACTCATCGGCAAAGAAACGCCAGAGATGAAAGAAATTGCAATCAATGTCGAAGACGACATGAACTACGAGTTGACGGAAGTCATGACGGAGTACCGCGCTGAACACGAGCGCATGCTCTGGTCACTGCCAGCCACAGGCTCAGCGTTTAAGAAGGTCTACTACGATCCCAATTTGGGACGTCAGGTGTCGATGTTTATTCCTGCGGAAGACATGTATCTACCGTATGGCACAACAGACTTAGACACTTGCTACCGCATCACGCATGTCATGCGCAAGACCAAGAACGAGATCATCAAGCTTCAGCAAGCGGGCTTCTACCTTGACATCGAGTTGCCCGACTCGCCAAAAGAGTTGACAGACATTCAGAAAGCCAAGGACAAAGAGACTGGCTTTAGTGACTTGAACGACGACCGCTACACACTGTATGAGTGCCATGTGGACTTGAACCTTGAAGGTTACGAGGACAAGGACGACTCTGGCGAAGATACCGGCATCATGTTGCCGTACGTTGTCACGTTGATTAAAGGTACTAACAACATCTTGTCAATCCGCCGCAACTGGAACGAAGACGATGACCTCAGACTCAAGCGCCAGCACTTTGTGCACTACCAATATATTCCGGGTTTTGGAGCTTACGGCTTCGGGCTTTTCCATCTTATCGGAGGCTTTGCTAAATCCGCTACATCCCTCATGCGTCAGCTTGTCGATGCAGGAACACTCAGCAACTTGCCCGGTGGACTTAAGACACGTGGCCTGCGCATTAAAGGTGATGACACACCAATCGCACCCGGAGAGTTCCGTGATGTAGACGTTGGCTCGGGCACGATCCGCGACAACATTTTGCCGCTCCCGTACAAGGAGCCAAGCGCTACGCTGTTTAACTTGATGCAGACCATCGTTGATGAAGGTCGCCGTTTTGCCGCGACTGCTGACATGAAGGTGTCTGACATGTCTGCGCAGGCCCCAGTGGGTACGACGCTGGCTCTGTTGGAGCGTCAACTCAAGGTGATGACGGCTGTTCAGGCGCGTGTGCACTTCGCATTGAAGCAAGAGTTCAAACTCTTGAAGAACATCATCCGCGACTACACCGACGCTGATTACACATACACACCCGAGTACGGCACTCGCAAAGCTAAGAAAGCCGATTACGACTTGGTGGACATCATCCCCGTGTCAGACCCCAACGCTGCGACCATGTCTCAGCGCGTTATCCAGTACCAAGCCGTCATTCAGATGGCGCAGATGGCTCCAGACATTTACAACCTCCCTGAACTCCACAGAGGTATGCTCAACGTTCTTGGCATCAAGAATGCGGAGAAGCTTGTGCCAATTGAGGACGATCAGAAACCGATTGACCCCGTGCAGGAAAACCAGAACGCACTCAAAGGCAAACCGCTTAAAGCGTTCTTGCATCAAGATCACGCTTCTCACATTCAAGTGCACATGATGCTGCTTCAAGACCCGATGATGCAGCAGTTCATTGGCCAGAACCCACAGGCTCCCAAGATCATGGGCGCGATTACGGCGCACATTGCAGAGCACGTTGGTTACCAGATGCGCCAGCAAATTGAGCAGCAGTTGGGTATGCCACTGCCTCCCGAAGACGAGAAGTTGCCGCCAGAAATTGAGATCGCTCTGTCCGGCATGATGGCTCAAGCGGCCAATCAAGTAATGATGCAGAACAAAGCCAAGGCTGCGCAGATGCAGGCACAGCAACAAATGCAAGACCCCGTGTTGCAGTTGCAGATGCAAGAGTTGCAATTGAAGGGTCAAGAGCTGGAGCTGAAGAAGCAGAAGATCATGATGGACGCTGCTGCCAAGGCCGACTCACAGGCTTTGAAAGAGCAAGAAGTCAGCGGCAAACTGGAGTTGGAAGCTCTTCGCACAGGTGCGCAAATCAAAGAGAGCGAATTCAAGCAACAGTTTGAACAAGAACGTGCTGGCATCCAAATAGGTGCTGACATCGCAAAGAGTAAAGCCCAGATGGATTTACAAGCGCGCACTGCTGCGCTCCCAAATAGCAGGAACCAAGGTTCTAGAAAATGATCCAAGACTTCGTACGCGTATTACGTGAAAAAATACGCACTGACATGAACAACTATGCCGACGACTTGGCTGGTGGTTCGTGCCGTACTTTTGAAGAGTACCAAAAACTCTGCGGGATTATTCAGGGTCTAGCCCTCGCAGAGCGTTATCTACTTGACCTTGCACAGAAAGTTGAAGAATCCAATGAGTGACATTGATCTCTCCCCCGGTGCTTTTGCACTGCCTGACCCCATCCAAGCTTTGGATGCACCTGAACCTGACTCTAGCGATGAGCAAAAAGCCACGCAACTTCCTATCCCCACGGGTTGGAAGATTCTTTGCGCTGTGCCAGATGTTGACGAAAAGATTGCAGGATCGAGCCTGTATAAACCAGTTGAGTTTATGCGCCAAGAAGAACACGCTACCACCGTGTTGTTTGTTTTAAAAGTTGGCCCCGATGCGTACGGAGACACCGCCAAGTTTCCCAACGGAGCATGGTGTAAAGAGGGCGACTTCGTGTTAGTACGTACTTACTCCGGCACAAGATTCAAGATCTTTGGCAAGGAGTTCCGTCTCATCAACGACGACCAAGTTGATGCTGTTGTGCAAGACCCTCGCGGCTTAACCCGCGCTTGAAAGGAAGAATATGGCTGAACAGTACAAATTCCCCGACGAAATTGAAGACAAGAAAACCAATGAGGTTGAGTTTGAAATTGAAGGGGCTGAAGAAGTAGAGATTGAAATTGAAGACGACACGCCCGAGCGCGACAGAGGCCGCAAGCCCCTTGACCGTGAAGTGCTTGATCCGACTGATGAAGAAATCGAGTCCTATTCTGACAAAGTCAAGGGACGCATTAAAGAGTTGACCCACGCCCGTCATGACGAGCGCCGTGTCAAAGAAGCCACAATGCGTGAGAAGCAGGAGCTTGAGCGTCTTGCACAGCAGTTGATTGAGGAGAACAAACGCCTCAAGCAAAACGTCTACACAGGACAGGAAGCTGTTATTGAGGGTGCTAAAGGCAAAGCTGAGTTTGAGTTAAAAGAAGCTCGCGCTAAGCTTAAGGCTGCACAAGAATCTTTTGACACGGATGCCATCATTGAAGCCCAAGAAGCTGTGATGGACGCAAAGATTCGTGCAGAACAAGTAAAGAATTTTCGTCCTACCCCTTTACAGGAAGAAAATTTTGAGGTACAAACACAACAAACCCAGCCTTCAAGGGCTGAACCGGACGAAAAAACTCTGCGCTGGCAGGCAAAAAACCAGTGGTTCGGACAGCAGGGGTTTGAAGAATACACCAGCTACGCACTAGGGCTGCATCAAAAACTAGTCACAAACGGAGTGGATCCCCGCTCTGCTGAATATTTCGACCAAATTGATGGTCGCATGAAGTCAACGTTTCCTGATCTATTTGGTCGGAGCGAAGACAAGCCAAGGTCTGGTGAGGCTCAAAAGCGACCTACGACAGTGGTTGCCTCTGTATCTCGTTCTACGAGTGCAGGAAAAATTAAGCTGACTCAAACGCAAGTAGCGTTAGCGAAAAAATTTGGTTTAACCCCGCAGCAATATGCTGCTCAAGTAGCGAAACTGGAGAACTGAAATGGCTGAAACAATTGACCGCTCAAATCGTGACAGTAAGTCGCGCGATAAATCTGCTCGTTCGGTATACGTACCCCCGAGCAACCTGCCCGATCCGACACCTGATCCAGATTACACGTTTCGCTGGGTAGCGACTCATGTGCTAGGTCAGCCGTTAGCCAACAACGTGTCCTTACAGATGCGCGATGGTTATGAGCCGGTGAAAGCAGTGGATCATCCAGAATTGGCCTTGTTTGGTAACAACGCAAACGGCAATGTGGAAATTGGTGGACTGATGCTTTGCAAAGCCCCCAAGGAACGCATTGAAGCTCGTGATGAGTACTACAAAAAGCAAGCTCAAAACCAGATGGATTCAGTTGACAATCATTTCATGCGAAATAGTGATCCTCGGATGCCCTTGTTTGCTGACCGCAAGTCAACAACAAGTCGCGGAACAGGGTTTGGTTCTG